GGGAACCGCAACCGCTGGCCGGTGACACCGCGAAAGCCGTGGCGTTGTGGCCGCCTGGGGCGCTGGAGCGGGAATTGGCGCGGTTCCGAGACTGGGCGGCGTCGGCGACTGGGCAAAACGCCGTGAAATCCGACTGGCAAGCCGCGTGGCGGAACTGGGTTCGAAAAGCAGATGACGAAGGACGAAATCGAAATGGAAGCGCAGCACGAGGCATCGGCATGGGAGGAAATCGGGGCCATTCGCCGTCCGGTTTCAGCCCCACAATCGACGCCGCCCAGCGGTTCCTTGCCCGCCGTGAAGGCACCGGCTGACGGCCCGGCGACCGATCGCGAGTTTGCGGCGATCCTCGCACCGTGCCTGCAACTGGTCGCGCCTGTCGGCATGACGACCGAGGCACAGGATGCGTGGTTCGAAGCCGCTCGCATGGCGCTGGAGGATGTCCCGGTCAGCCTGCTTCGCCGGGGTGCGAAGGCTGCAATGCAGCAGGCGGATCATCCGGCAAAGGTTGTCCCGGCGATCATGGCCGCGATCAAGGATGATCTCGAATGGAGCCGCAAGTGGCAGGCTGGGCCGTCGATCGTTCCGGTTGCTTACGTGCCGGAACCGAAACGCATCGTGGACAACTCTCCGCTGCCCTTCGATCAAATCCGCGCCATGCCGCTATCACTGCGAAAGATGGGGTTGGGGCAGGGCTGGGTGAGCCAAGCCGACTTCGACCGGGCAGCGGGATATGACGAGTCGGGCGATGCGTAATGCGCCACCGCAACCGCGGCACCTCCCCGCGCGACAAGTCCGTCAAGCTGGGCGTCCAGTGGGCGAACGGGGTGGAGAGCAAGCACAACTTCACCTCCGACCAACTGCGCTGGACGCTGACCGGCTCGCCGTTCGACATCGCGTGGTTCTGGCGGGCTTAGGGCACGCCGCCGGGTTTCTGCGGCTTAGGATTGGGGGTTGAGATCATGCGTCACGAGCATTTGCTGATGAGCGAAACGGAAAGCGCCAAAGTGATCGATAAGGTCGATGCGTGGTGCCGTCGCACCGGCACGAATTACAACAAGCTGGTGATCGCTGCACGGGTCGCGGTGTCAACACGATCGGCTGTTCGTCGTCGTCGCCGCCGCCTGACGTTGGAGACGGCGAACCGGCTACTGCGGACGATGCAGGGTTATCCTCAAGGCATCACGAAGGGCGAGCACAAGTTGCGGCTGTCGACTGCCCGGCTCGTCGTGCATGTCGCGGAGTTGCCGCCGCGGGTCGATCGCACGCCATGCGGGTATTGCGGCGCGCGTCGGGACATCGGCTGCGTGCACTGGGATCGTTTTGAGCGCGGCTCGGTCGCGGGGTAGGAGATGGACATGGATCAAAGCATTGTTTCGAGCGAACCTTCTGTCGATTGGACGAAGGTCAAACGGGTGTCGATCGTGATGACGATCGACCTGGGGACGGAGGTCGCCGAAACGCGGCAGGAAATCGACCCCAAGCTTCTCGCGTCCGCCGAAAAGCCTTCGTGGCTCGTGATGTCCGAAATGATGGATGTTGTCGGGAATCTGTTCAAGGCCATCGCCAAGCGACAGACGCTCAGGCGCAAGAAGGGGCTGCTCTAAGCAGAATAGGACAGAGCCATGCCCACGCCAACCAAACGACGCGACGGCGTTGAAAATGAAATCCTGTTGCGATTGGGCAAGGGCGAGCCGTTGGCCGTCATCTGTCGTAGCGATCCGCGGTTTCCGTGCCCTTCGACATGGGGTGATTGGGTCAACAATGACGAAGCGCTGGCCATCGCGTACGCGCGCGCGCGTGAGATTGGCTTCGACGCAATCGCCGCTGACTGCCTCGCGATCGCGGACGAAACAGGTTCGGATACCAAGATCAACTCAAATGGCGACCGCGTTCCTGATAGCGAGTGGATTAGCCGCTCGAAACTCCGCGTCGAAACTCGCCTCAAGCTGCTCGCGAAATGGGACCCCAAGCGCTACGGCGACGCCACCATGCTCAAGCACGCCGACGCCGACGGCGAAAAGCTGGAGCGCGAGATCGACGACGTGACCCGCTTCACCCGGCTCGCTGCAATGGCAGCTGAACGCCAACGCAACGGCGATCTACCAGCGGGCGACGAATGAACCTCCCGACGACGCCACAGGGCTGGGAAGCGCTCTACGCCGCTGCCGATCCTGAATTGAGGGCTGAGATCGACGCGCTGCTCGATGCGGACCTCGCCAAACATATCTGGCGCGCACAGGTAGGCAGGCAATCGGAAGCTGCCGACAGCCTCGCATTCATCACCGGTTATGGCGGATCGGCAGGCGGCGGCAAGTCCGACTTGCTGGCTGGTCTGGCGCTGACCGAGCACAAGCGATCGGCGATCTTTCGGCGCGAGAAAGCCCAGACAGAGGGCATTATCCAGCGCCTCACCGAAATCCTTGGCTCGACCAACGGGTATAATTCGCAGAAATCCGTCTGGCGCATCGGCGAACGGCTGATCGAGTTCGGCGGGCTCGACAATCTTGACGACCATCAGAAGTGGCAGGGTCGCCCGCACGACCTCAAGGGTTATGACGAAGTAACCGAACAGCGCGAGTTTCAGGTGCGTTTCACGATGGGCTGGACGCGCTCAAGCGACGCAGCGCAGCGATGCCGGGTGCTGATGACGTTCAACCCTCCCACGACCGCTGAGGGGCGCTGGGTGATCGATTATTTTGGCCCTTGGCTTGATCGCAATCACCCGCGGCCCGCACAGCCCGGCGAATTGCGATGGTTCACCACGATCAAGGGCTCGGATGTCGAGTGCGAGGATGCGCGCCCGTTCGTGCTGTTTCGCGGCGAACAGGTCCATGATTTCGACCCGTCCGAGTTTTCGCCCGAAAAGATTATCACGCCGCGATCGCGCACCTTCGTACCGAGCCGAGTGACGGACAATTTCTTCTACGTCCGGTCTGGCTATATCGAGACACTGCAATCGCTGCCCGAACCGCTGCGCTCGCAAATGCTGGACGGCAACTTCTCAGCGGGTGTCGAGGATGACGAATGGCAGGTGATCCCGACGGCATGGGTTGAGGCGGCGATGAAGCGCTGGGAGCCGCGGCCGAACGGCAAGGGCGAGATGGACAGTATGGGCGTCGACCCGGCCTGTGGTGGCCGCGACACGTTCGTCATCGCGCCGCGCCACGGAACATGGTTCGACGAGCTGGTGCGCATTCCCGGCCATGACATTCCGCAAGAAACTGCCGGGCGCGTTGGTGCCGCCAAGGTGATCCAGCATCGCCGCGACCGTGCGCCGGTCCATGTCGACCTGATTGGGTGGGGGCTGACGGTCTATAACGCGCTGGTCGAGGATGAAGTGCAGGCGATCGGCGTCAACGCGGCGCGCAGATCGAAGGAACAGACCGCCGATGGCATGTTCGGGTTCTTCAACCTGCGATCCGAAATCGTCTGGCGGATGCGCGAGGTACTTGACCCGACGAACGCGGTTCAGATCGCGCTGCCGCCTGATCCTGCACTCAAGGCTGACCTGTGCGCGTACAAGTGGAAGCCGGTGAAGGGTGCCAAGAAAACACTGATCCAGGTGCGGTCTAAGGACGAAATGAAGGCGGAGCTCGGTCGGTCGCCCGACGATGGCGATGCGGTCATCATGGCGAACATCGACACGATCAAGGCGGAGGTCGTGGACGCGCTCATCAAGGCGCGGGTGCGGAAGGCATACGATCCCTATGCGGATTTGTAGAGAATCTGCGGTATATCATGGCAACCACCGTCACTACTCGGCACATTTTGAGCGCCGATAGCGGCTGAAATAGCGTCGCTTGCGAAAGGTGATCCTCTCGCATGTGCACGCCCCGCGCCCCTGAAATCCCGCCGCCCCCAGCTCAGCGCCAGGCGATGAAGTCGCCCGAGATGAAATCGGCGGCGATCGACGATCCGATGCGTCGCCGTCGGGGATATGCCGCGCTGATGACGCGAGGGTCGCCGTCGCTCAATCCGCCGATGACGACCGCAACGCTCGGTGGCTGAACGTATCAACATTCGCGGCGTCCCGCATCTGCGCTTCAGCTGCGAGTGCGGGCAGCGCCAACAGACCCCCGAACCTGAGGGCGGCAAGGTGAAGTGCGCGCGCTGTGGCCGGGAGCACGAAGCCAATGGCTGAAACGTTGTCCCTCCGCCAAGCACCCCAGCACGCGCCGACGGGCGAAAAGACGCGCCGCGATCATGTCAACAAGGTGGCGAAGGCGCTCCAAGCGCAACGCGACGACGACGAACTCGACTGGCACGCAATCGCCGACTTCTCCGGCTATGGCGAGGTTCCGGGGCTCAGCTACAACGCGCAGAACCGCAAGCGCCCGCGGATGCGCCAGCTTATCGACAGCCATCCCATCCTGTCATTCCGCACGGTGCAGGCGGGCATGTATTCTGGCCTGTCGTCGCCGAACCGCCCGTGGTTCGACTTCAAATTCGCAGACCCCGAACTAAACGAATATCAGGCCGCGCGCGAGTGGCTGGATGAGTTTCAGCACCTGATCTACGCGATGTTCGACGCATCGAACTTCTACCAGGTCGCGCGACAGAATTACGGGGCGATGGCCCGGTTTGGTCCCGCCGCTGGCATGATGACGGAGCATCCGCTGTCGGTTGCGCCGTGTCTGGCGCTCGGCATCGGGTCGTTCTGGTTCGGGCTCAACGACGCGTTCAACGTCGACACACTGCTGCGCGAATGCCCCATGACGGTCGATCAAGTCGTCAAGCGTTTCGTGGGCAGGCCGGGCGGGCGCTACGATTGGTCGGCCGTCTCGCGCATCGTCAAGGAAAAGTGGGACCGCTCGGATTACGGTCACATCGTCCAGTGCAAGCAGTTGATCGAACCCGGCGCGCGCGATGCATGGGATTCGTCGATCTGGGACTGCAACGACGATCGACAGGCCGCGATCCTTGAGGCCAAGCGATACAGCGAACAGCCTTTCTGGGCGCCGCGCTGGGACACGCGCGACGGTGGCACGTCGAACTATGGCCGCGGTGTCGGGCATGATGCGCTCGCCGATATGCGCGAGCTTGCGATGCAGGCGAAGCGCAAGCGCGAACTGACGGACCTTCTCGCCAAGCCACCGACGGTTGGCCCGGCGCGCGATCTCGATATGCGGCCCGGCGCGCACACTTCGGTCGCCGACATGAGTTCCGGCGTGTCGGTACAGCCGATCTACACCCCCAATCCAATGGCGATTGCCCAGGTGAAGGAGGACATTCGCGACATCAAGGACGCGATCGACCGTCTGACCTATGCCGACCTGTTCATGGCAATCACGAACATGCCGGGCGTCCAGCCCCGCAATGTCGAAGAATTGCTGAAACGCGACGAGGAAAAGCTGACCCAGATCGGCCCGGTGGTTGAGATGGTGAACGATGACATGCTGCCAGTCGCGGTGGAGCGCATGATTGGTATCGCGCGCCGCGGCAACCTGATCCCGGAAGCGCCGGAGGAATTGCAGGGACGCGAGCTCAAGGTGGAGTTCGTGTCGGTGTTGGCGATGGCGCAGAAGATGCTCGGCCTGTCGACGACCGAACGCGTGGTCGGGTTCGTCGGTTCGCTAGGGTCGATCTTCGGTCCCCAGGTGCTCGACAAGATCGACCCCGACGCGATCATCGACGATTACGCCGAACGCGCGAACCTGCCCGCCAAAGCGATCCGCGACCGCGCAACCGTCGAGCAACTTCGCGCCGATCGCGCGCAAGCACAGCAGATGGAACAGCTGGCGACGCTCGCACAGCCCGCCAAAGACGCAACGACCGCCGCGCTCAATATCGCTGAAATGTCCAACGAAACGGCGTCCTTCTGATGCAGGCGATGGACAAGATGCGCCGCGAAGATCGCGAGTGGCTAAGCAAGCAACCCCAATTCCAGCGACTGCTTTTTGAGATTTATAGAAGCGCGGGCATTACTCGCTTCACTCGCGAAGAGCAGCAACGCCTTTTCCATGAAGGCAGGCGCTCCTTGGGGTTGGAAATTCTTGGCTGGTTCTCCGCGTCACCTGCGGAACCCGACGACGCAATCGCGTCTGCGCTGGAAGCCGGGAAGCAATTCACCCCGAAAGGAGCAAAGCATGACGACCGAGACAACCACGAATGATGCGCCCACCGATGCCGTTGAGACTTCGACGGTTACGGCGCTGGGTGATGCAATCCAGGCTGAAGCCACTGCGGATAACGCGGATGGCGGCGACGGTGGTGACACGTCCACGACTGCCGACGACGCGGTAACGACCGATGGCGACGGTAATGGCGAAGGCGACGGCGGTGATACCGGCGACGATAGCGCGATTGAGATTGTCGGCGCTCCCGAAAGCTATGACGTTGCCGCGTTCACGATGCCAGAAGGTGTCGAGTTCGATGGCGAGATGTTCGATCTGGTCAAGGACGACCTCAAGGACATGAACCTCAGCCAGAAGGGTGCTGAGCGATTTGTCGGGCTGTTCGCCGAAAAGGTCGCGCCGAAGATCGCCGAGCGCGCAGCCAAGCAGATTGACGACGCGGCTGCGGAGTTGAGCGCCAACCTCGCGCGCGACCTCCAGGCTGACCCGGAAGTCGGCGGCGCCAAGCTCAAAGAGAGCCAGGCGTTTGCCGCCAAGGCGATCGCGCATTTCATCCCCGATGCCACTGTGCGGTCGGACTTCTCGAAATTCCTCAACGAAAGCGGGCTCGGCAATCATCCGCTGCTGACGCGAGTGATCGCGGGCGCGGGCCGGGTGCTTTCGGAGGCAAGCACACCCTCAGCGGAAACTGCTTCTGCCCCGCTGTCGGAAGCCCAGAAATTTTACGGTTAGAAAGAAAGGGGTTAGACAATGGCTGTTCTCGGACAGACGCTTCACACCATCGCCGATCTGACGGCGCGCATCGACCCTGATGGGAAGATCGCGTCGATTGGCGAATGGCTCGGCCAGACGAATGAGTTCGTCAATTTCCTGCGCTGGAAGGAAGGCAACCTGCCGACCGGCGAGCGCACGACGGTTCGCACCGGACTGCCGACGGTTTACTACCGTGGGTATAACCAGGGCGTTCCGGCTTCGAAGAGCCGCGTTGCTCAGATCGACGAAGGCGCGGCCTTGCTCGAAGGCAAGTCGGCGGTCGATCGCGAGCTTGCCAAGGCGCACGGCGATGTCGGCGAATACCGACTGACCGAAGCGTCGGCGTTCTTTGAATCGATGACGCAGACCTTCGCCACCACGGCGTTCTACGGTAACGCTTCGGCGTCGCCGCAGGAGTTCACCGGTCTGGGTCCGCGGTTCGACGATCCCGCATCTTCGGTCGGTGACCAGATCATCGACGCTGGTGGTTCGGGTTCCGACATGGGCTCGATCTGGCTGCTGGTGACTGGCCCTCAGGGTGTCATGGGCATTTATCCCAAGGGCACCAAGGCGGGCCTGACGCACATCGACGTGACCAAGGGAACCGGCAAAGCCGACGACGGCGTTGATGTAGGCACCTATTGGGACGACGCCGATGGGCGCCAGTTCCTCGCACTGGTCGACCAGTTCAACTGGCACACCGGACTGTCGGTGAAAGACCCTCGCAAGGTCGGACGCATCGGCTCGATCGATCGTTCGCTGCTTGCGGTGGACTATGCGACCGGCGCGCGCCTCCAGATGCTGATGGTCGACCTGATGAACCGCGTCGACGGCCTCGACATGCCCGGTCACTCGGCAGCGTGGGTGATGGATCGCAACATGCGATCCTTCCTCGAACGCCAGTTGCTGAACGACAAGAACCCGTACCTCTCCTACGAGCAGGTCGCGGGCAAGCGCATGACTTCGTTCGGCGGCATTCCGATCCTTCGCACCGACGCACTCGCCGTCGACGAAGCCGCCATCTGATCCGAGAAAGGGGATTTTCCAATGGCTATGTTCGATCGTGAGATGCTCTTCTCGAAGGACCAGGCGGTCACTACGGGAACGCAGGTATCCACCGACAAATACGATGCGGGCGCTGCGGCGTTCAACATCAACACCAACCGCGAATTGCAGGTCGCTTGCTTCGTCACCACGACGTTTGCGAGCGGTACGAGCCTGACGGTCAATCTGGTTGAAAGCGCCAGCGCCGATTTGTCCAGCCCCACGGTGCTGGCTTCGTCGGGCGTGGTGGCTGAGGCTAACCTGACCGCTGGCACGGCCCTGCTGCGTACCGCCGTGCCCCGCACGTCGAAGCGCTATCTGGGATTCCAGTTCGTGACCGTCGGCACGCACACCGCTGGCACCGTGTTCGGCGGCATCCTGCGCGACGTCGACGACACGGTGTTCCCTGCCCAAGAAACCGGCTACGTTTGATAGGAGACTGGAGCAATGACGAAAACAGTTGATGCCATCCTGCGTGGCCCGAAACCGCATTTCCGCAAGGGTGTGCTCTATGCGCCGGGGCAAATTGTCCCCGGCGTGCCGGCCCACGAGGTGAGCGACGAAGATTTTCGCGAAGAGGAAGTCGAAGTCGAAGCCAAGAACGGCGAAATGGTCAAGCGCAAGGTGCAGCGACCGGTCAAGTTTCGCCCGCTCGACAGTCAGCCGACGGTCGCATCGCCGGTCACCACCGCCGATATTGCTACGGGCAGTCCCGATCGCCTCAACGTGACGGATTTCCTCAAGCAGTCGACGGACGACATCGAGAAGGCGATCACTTCGGGATCGGTCGACGACCATCTCGGCGCGATCGAGCAAGCCGAAATCGCCCGCAAGGGACCGGCTCGCGCTGCGGTGAAGGAAGCAATCTCGGCACGTCTGGCCGCGATTGCACGCTAATCCGCCTTCCACGGGGGCAAGGGGTCGGGCGCGGCAATGCGTTTCCGGCCCCTTGTTTTGAGCGCCAATAGCGCGCGGCGTAGCGTTCGCGCATGGCAACGCATCCGACCCGCCCGCGTGGCTCGACCCGCAAGCCGAAACGGCCTGCAACGACGCTTTATGACCGTGGGCGCGTTGTTGCGCTGGAGAATGCCGTCGAAGAGCTGAACGATGAGGGACGCCCCTGATGGCCCGAAATATTGTTCAAATCTGCAACGAGGCGATTTCCGACCTCCCGGCGCACCCGATCAGCGGGATCGACGATACGCGAACGGAAGCGCGCGAGTGCAACCGCCACCTCAACGGCGTGGTCGCGGACCTGATCGGGATGCACGACTGGATGTTCGCGCGGCGTCGGGTGGCGCTATCCCTGATCGCGAACGATCGGCCCGGCGAGTGGGGCTATGCCTATTCAGTGCCGGATGGGATGATTAACCCGGTCGTGCTGGTACGCGAGACAAGCGCGTCTTCGCTGCCGGGCATAGTCGTGACGCCGTTGCTCTACTGGCCCGCGCTGTCCACCGGTTACGAGCTGGTCGATTACGTTTTGGCCGGGACGACGCTCTACACCAACCTTGAAAACGCGACCCTTGAGTTCTCCGCCGATGCGGTTGAGCCGAACAAATGGCACCCGCTGTTCGCGCAGGCCGTCATTCGGACGTTGGCCGCACGCATCTATCGCCCCATTCTCGGCGAGAAAGCCGACACGCAGGAATGGCTGGTCAAGCAACGCGCCGCGCAACGCGCGCTGGATGAGGCAATCGCGCACGATCTGAACCAACACCCCCGCCGCCGCAAAGAGTTCGTCCCCGAAGCGGTTTCGGCGCGCGGGGGCTGGGGATATGGGGGCGTCGTGTGGCGACCGTAAGCAAGCGCAATTTCACGCGCGGCATTTTCTCCGATGTCGTGCAGTCGCGCCGCGAAGTCGATGCCTGGAGCGCGGGCGCGCGGCGGCTGACCAACGTTACGCTGCTCAAGTACGGCGGGGTACGCAAGCGACCCGGCACGCGGTTTGTCTATAAGCTGCCTGCCACGGATGACACCGTGCGATTGCTACCCTTCACCTATTCGCCGGGTCAAAGCTATGCGCTGGTGATGGGGCAGGCGACGATGAAGCCGCTCGCGCTGGGTGGGGCTGTGCTGTCCGAAGGGTTCGGCATCACGGCGATCACGAACGCGAATCCCGGCGTGGTGACGGCGCCCTATCACGAGCTTGCGACAGGTGATGAGGTCTATCTGGCCGGGGTCGAGGGCATGGAGGAAATCAACGGGCGCGTCGTGACCGTGACCGTGATCGATGGCGACACGTTCAGCATCGGGATCGACACGACCGATTTCGGTGGTTTTACTGGCGATGACGGCGATGTGCGTATTGCCGCGCCTCCGCCTCCGCCCCCGCCTCCGCCGGTCCCTCCGCCTGCGCCGACGCCGACGCCCCCTCCGACGGTTCCCCCTGGTGGTGGTGGTGGTGGTGGTGGTCGCTTCCCCGAATATCCGGTCGTGTTGCAATAATGGCCGTCTACCCGCTCTACAAAACGGCGACGCCGTACAACGCGAGCGAGTTGCGCGATCTCGATTTCGCGCAGTCGTTTGACACGATCTATCTGTCGCACGAGCTTTATCCTGTGTCGAAGCTGGTCCGAAACGATCATGCCGACTGGGTATTCAGCAACGTCGCGTTTGCGCCGGGCATTGATGCGCCGACGGCGGTGAGTGCAGTCGCGACGGTGGCTAATACCGACGCCGCAAACACCGGCGATTCCTATTTCCCGCAGGACTATTCCTACATCATCTCGGCGGTGAACGCCGACGGGCAGGAAAGCCGCGGCTCGGCGCCGGATAGCGCGACGAACGATACCGAACTGCCGCGCAATTACACGACCGTTTCGTGGACCGCCCCCGCAGGAACGGTCAGCTATTACCGGGTCTATAAGGCGCACGAGAGCGGAAGTTACGGCTTCATTGGTGAGACGACCGGACTGTCATTTGTCGATGATGGGTTCCAGCCCGACTATGCCGACGCGCCGATCGAAGCCTATTCGCCGTTCGATGGTGCGGGCAAATATCCGGCACGGTTGGGCTTCTGGGAACAGCGGCTGTGGTTCGGACGCACACTCAACAATCCCAATTCGGTGTTTGCTTCGCGCACGGCTGATTTCGAAAACATGGATTTCGCTCGGCCCCAGCGCGAGAACGACAGCATCGCAATGTCGATATCCACCGGCGAAAGCAACGTGATCGAGGCATTCGTGCCGATGGATCGCCTGATCGTAGGCACGAGCGACAACATCTTCTCGCTGGTCGGGCCGAATGACGATGTGCTCGTGCCGACGCCGCCGCCTGGGGCAAAGCGGCACGTCGGGCGCGGGGTCGCCATCCCGAAGCCGGTGATGGTCGGGGAGGTGGCGTTCTATCAGCCGCGCGTGGAAACCGGCTTGCGGACGCTGGGATATACCTTCGAAATCGACGGCTACCGGTCGAGCGATGTCGCGATCTTCGCGCCCCACCTGTTCGCCAATTTCCGCATTACGCGCATGGCCTATCAGGCTGAGCCGTCGTCGGTGCTGTGGTGCGTTCGAAACGACGGCAAGCTGCTGGCGTTCACCTGGGAGGCCGAACAACAGGTCTGGGGGTGGACCGAGATGGATGTCGGCGGGATCGTGCTCGACATCTGCTGCATCCCTGAGGGCGCGGAGAGTCGGGTTTATCTTGTGGTCGAGCGCGAGATTGGCGGCGAAACCGTGCGCTATGTCGAATATCTCGACCGCCAGAAATGGACGGATTACCGGATTGCGTCGTTCCTCGACTGCTCACGCATCTACCAGTTCGACGAGCCGCAAACGGTGATCCGCGGTCTGGCGCATCTCGAAGGCGAGGCTGTCACGGTTCTCGCCGACGGGTACACGCTTACGACAGCGGTCGAAGATGCCCAGATTATCCTTGATGACCCGGCAACGCGGGTGGTGGTCGGTTTCCCCTATGACGCGATTATCGAGACGCTGCCGCTGCCGCCTGAGCCGCGCAAGAAAATCACGGGTGAGATTTTCGTCGAACTGATCGAGAGCTTCGATGTCTATGCCGGGCGGGACGAAGCCGAACTGGAATTGGTGACGACGCGCAAAGAGGGCGAGATTGGCCCGCCGATCCCGTTCACCGGACTGCCGGAACCCGCGCGCCCGCAACAGGTGGTTGATCGGTATGCGACGATCATCATCAAACAGACCTCGCCCTATCCGCTGACGGTGACGGGCGTTTATTACGGGGTTGAGGCGAAGGGCGCGGGGTGAGGCTGGTCGAGGCCGAGCCTGCGCATATTTCCTATCTGGCCGCGAACATGCGCGCGGCTGACGTGATCGAATGTGAGGCGGTGGGTCGATCGCCGGTCGAGGCGTTGGCGAATGGCCTGGTTTCGTCTCTGTGGGCGCTGACGGCGATCGTCGACGATGAACCGCACGCGATGATGGGCGTGTCCTCGCGGAACATGATCGAAGGCATTGGCGTGCCGTGGATGCTGGGAACCGAACGGGTGTACGACCATGCCCGCGATCTGATCCGATATGCACCGGTCATCCTTGGCGAGATGCATCGCACCTTCGATGTTCTGGAGAATTTGGTGTCGGTCGACAACGCGCGGGCCATTCGGTTCCTGCGCCATGCCGGTTTTGAGATTTATCCCGACGTGAGCATGGTCGGCGCGACTGCGTTCGTCCGATTTCGCAAAGGAGCGACCTGACCTTGTGCAATCCAGCACTTCTCGCCGGTGGCGCCGCGATCGTTTCTGCTGCGGGGCAAATCCAAGGCGGGCTCTACGCATCCCAGATGGCTCGATACGAAGCGCGGGTCGCGAACCAGAACAAGCAGCTCGCGCGTGAAGCCGCCGCCGACAATATCGTTCAGGGCCAGGAACAGCAGCGCCAGCTTGGCCGCGACGTTGCCGAGCGGGTCGGTGCGCAGGAAGCGCGGATGGCGGGGAACAACGTCGACATTACCACCGGTTCCGCTGCACGCCTGATCGACGACACGCGCATGATCGGGCGCGAGGATAACGCGGCACTTAGCGAGAACGTGCGCCGGGGCGTCAAAGGTCTCCAAATCGACGCGTGGAATTACGAGAGCAAGAAGCGTTCGGCGCGCGCGGAAGGCAAGCAGGCAGTGATTGCGGCAGGGTTTGGCGCGGCGTCGACGCTGCTTGGCGGCGCGCAGCAATATGCCGATTTTAAGCGTCGGGAGCGTTACGGTCGCTAGGGCCTCTGGATTACATCGGGAACCATAAGCAGGCCCACGATCACGAAAAAGCTGCCGAGCAAGAAGATCGTCCCCGCACCTTCCCCGACTGCAAAAGGGCCGAACCAATAGTCCGCGCTCATTGCTAATGCGCCAACGCCAATCGTCCAGCGCGACAGTGATCCATAATTTCTCACCTCATGATTATATGCTCCCCATTGACTGAGCGGCAAGCGGGTTTTGAGCGCCAATACCCGTCGGAATAGCGTCCGCGCATGGTGCAAGTCCCGGTCACTCCCCGCCGCTCGGTTCAGGTCCAAGGCGAAACCGACGCGCGCTTCCGGTTCAGCGAAACCCGCAACTATGTCGGGGCCGCGATCTCGCAGTTTGGCGGCGCGATGGCGGATGCTGCTGAGGGCTGGGACAGGCTGAACGAACAGGTCGACAATGCTGGCGCCAAGACGCTGGATGTCGAGGCGCGCCGGGAAATCGACGGCGTGCTGGGTGAGTTCGGGGCGCAACAAGGTCTAAACGCTGGCACGGCGCGACCTGACGCCGAGCGCAAGATCAACGAAATCCGCCAGAAATACCAGTCGCAGGCGTCGACCGATCGAATGCGGCGGATGCTGTCGGATAGCCTCGTCGTTCACACCGGCGACGCGCTAGGCAAGATCGATCGCCACACACGCGTTCAGATGACGGAGGCGGAAAAAAACGCGACCGCGGCGCGCGCCGAAACGCTGGCGGAAGCGGCGATCGTCGCCGACACGCCGGAAGAACGCACCCGCAATATCCTTGCCGCGCAGGCCGAAGATCAACGATTGGGCGAATTGCGTGGCGACGCGCCGGAAGTAATCGCGCTGGCGCAACTGACGCGCGAGAGCAAGGTTCACTCGTCGGTGATCCGTGATCTGATCGACGGCGACAATCTAGACGCTGCGGTGGCGTATGAGACGGCGAACGTCGGGCGTCTGGTGGATGAGGATCGCACGCGCATCCGGCGCATGATGCTCGACCCACTGAACGCGAGGCAGGCCGATGCGGACGCGGCGGCTGCGCTGGTTGGGGGTGCGCCTGCTGATGCGCCCGTCGAAGGCGCTGGTGCCACGACAGGCGGGGCAGGTAAGGATGACATTTTCCAGGCTCTGCTGATGCAGGAAAGCGGCAACCAAGCCGGTGCCGTCGGCCCCGACACGCCGTGGGGCAATGCTTACGGCGCGGCACAGGTGCTGGATTCGACGGCGAAGGGTGTCGCCAAGAAGCTGGGCATTGCTTGGCGTCCCGAACTGATGCGCGGGAAGGACCGCGCCTCTTATGACTATCAGGTCAAGATCGGGCGCGCCTATTTCGAGGAAGGGCTGGCGAAGCACGGCGGCGATGTTCGCAAGGCGCTGATGTATTACCACGGCGGGCCGGATCAGAAGAAATGGGGTGCAAAGACCCGCGCCTATGCCGACCAGGTGATGGCGCGCGTTGGTGGCGCATCGCAGGTTCTACCGCAGTCAGCGGCGCGGCGATGGGACATTGAAGGCGTCTATACACGGCTCGACACGCTGGCTGCGGAACAAGGCTGGTCGCCGGAACGCCTGACACGCGCCAAGCGGTCGGCGGATCGCGTGATCGACCGCGATGAGGGGCTAGCCGCGCGCCGTGAACAGGACGCGCAGCGCATGGCGCTGGAGACGATCGACGCGCTGCCGGGCAATCGCCTGACCTCGCTTTCACAGCTTCCGGCTGACGTGCGCGCGAACCTGTCGCCGTCGGATCGGATGCGCTTCGAAAGCATGATCGAGGAAAACAATCGGCCTGCGGCCCCCAGCGCCAACGGGGCGATTGCTGCAAACCTCAACATTCTGGCTGTGAGCGACCCGGATAGCTTCATGCGCGAGGATCTGCGCATGTACCGCAATCAGATGACGCCGGGCGAGTTCGAAAGCCTATCGGTGGCGCAGGCGCGGATGCTGGCCAAGCCGAACGAGGAAACACCACACGCGCGTATCTGGGGGCAAATCAATCGCTTTGCCCCAGACATCGGGCTCGACCTTGGCACGCGGAACGGTGCGCCGCGTAAGCCGGAAGATCGCCAGGCAGCAATGTCGCTGTTCTCGACGATGCAAGGTTATCTGAACTTTCTGACCGAAGGAAAACGTCAACCGACCGATGCGGAGATCAAGCAGGCGTATGACAACGCGGTGATCCCGATTGCGTCGGGCGGTTCGACGATCCCGCGGTTCCGTTCCACGAACCTGCCAACGAACAGCATTGCGATCCCGGAAGCTGATCGCCGCCGCATCATCGCAGGCCTGCGTGCTGCCGGTCTGCCAACAGATTATCGCACGATCGCGCGCGTTTATGTCGAGGGCCGGTAAATGGGAACGCGCTACGAAGATGTGATCGCGCGCATTTCGCGCGAGCGTGCATCGACGGCTGTCACCTTGGAATTGCCGCCGCCCGATCGCGCCGCAACCGCCAATCGCCTCTCACGCGCTACTGGGGTCCCGTCCGAAACCGCTGATCGCAATCTCGACCGCTTGGAGCGAATGAACCAGACGCGGCGGATGGAGCGTCTGCTGGATCGCAATCCGGAACTCGCGCGCCCGCTGGCCGATCCGCGCGTGACCGCCGTGGCGCGGGACGACGCTGATGGCATTGCGCGCGTGGCCCGGTCGTTCGACCCGGAGGAATGGGCGCGGAAGCACGGCACCCTGAAAGCCGCGCCTGAGGCTGAGCGCACGCTATGGGGTGGCGTCAAGGGCGTATGGCGTAGCCTGATGGGTTCGGGCGCGCAGGTTGAAAGCAATCTGCTGCTGATGATGTCGGACTGGATCGGCGGCACGCCCAAGTTCGTCAATTCGCCGACGAACGACCGCGCGACGACAGAAACCCAGTTGCGCCGCATTGCGCGCGAACAGGCGCGGATTGATGCCGCGCGGCCTGACTATGAGAGTACGATCGCCCGCGGGGTCTATGGCGGCTTCGAGTCCGCGGCCCGCATGGCTCCTGGGATTGCAGCGTCGATCGCGACCCGCAACCCTTATCCCGCTCTGATCGCTGCGGGGACGCAATCGGGTGTCCCGGCTTATGGCAAATACCGCTTGCGGGGCGGCACGCGCGGCGAGGCGCTGCTCGGTGGCTCGCTGGAAGGCGGCATCGAGGTTGTCACCGAAAAGCTGCCGATGGGCTATCTCGTCGACAATTTCGGGCGCATCGGGTTCAACAAGTTTCTGCGCGAATATCTGGGGCGGGAGCTTCCGACAGAGCAAATCGCGACCCTCGCGCAGGATGCGGTGGATACCGCCATCGCCAATCCCGACAAGACGTGGGGC